CGAAACGTAATCATCAAGGTAATTCGACATTTAACTTCTCGCTCCCTGCGAACTGTTCGATCGCATAATCTAATTGTTCTTTTAACGACCAGAATGTTCCATCCGGCCAGTTCTGCACCTCATTGGCACAAGGTTGGCAATAGAACCGCACCTGCGCCCTTCGGATTGGTGTTTCAGATTGGACTTTCCATACTGCTGCACTTTGTGCCAACGGATGCCAAGACCCATCTTTCAATTGGCCCCATCTACTTTTACAAGTGTCACACCATTGTCTTGGATTAGAGTTGCGAGTCAGACTCAACGTCGTCCCAATCTTCTGGCGTAGAAAATCTGCATCGACCCAGGATAGCGGCGTATCCAATGAGATCGAGATACGAATCTTCGCGCTCTGGACTCTCCACCATTCTGCTGAGTTTGGTCGCGATAAAGACAAGCGCCACGTCAGCTGGGTCTCTGAGCTGAATACCGAGCAGCTTTGAGATTTTGTAAATGCGTAAAAGATTGTGCCTCGGGTCGCCATATTCCATCCCTCGGTCTTCGAGGGTGTCACCAGCGTCCGAGAGCCAGTCACTTAACGATCTCTCTGACATTGATACTCGCTCTCCCTCGTTTGTAACCTTCGTTAAATGCTTTGGCTTTGATACTGATATAAGTCCGGTAAATGATCCAGACGGATGAGCAATATGCTGCCCAGATAATTGCATCAGAATATCTACTCCACATCAGCGCTCACCCCGAATCGATCTAGCCAAAACGCTGAAATTTCTTCTTTACTCAGACGACCTCGCAATTGCTTCTTACCCATTCGCTCCTTAGCAAATCGTCTGATAATTGTGCCTTTGACGTAATTAGTGCCATCCGTCCAAGCACCAGCTTGCGAATCAAATCGCAAAACAACTGGATTTTTTATCATTTGTCTCCCGTTCTGTAATCCATAAATGGATTTACGGGATAAATGTATTTAAGTAAATCTATTTAGACAAGTAGCAGCTCGGCGTGGCGAATATCTAGGAAGGCGCAAAGTTTTTCAATAGTGCCTTTATTGGCGAAATCTGTCTTGTCAGGTAATGGCCTTACAACCCATTCTACGGCCTTTATAGCCCCTAAATCGAACTGGTAGACCCCTTGTGGGGTGGAGTTGATATAAAGCGTCCTAGCGCCCGTTCTAGCCCTTATATCGGCCAAATAATCCCACTTGCGCTTCTCAATCAGCAATGTGGGGTAATGAGTGCGCCGACACTTGAGTTCGATATATGCGTCGCTGGTGATGCCGTCGTGCCTGTCGGTCGGTGAAACTGGCGTTAGGTCTGGATAAACGGCCTTTAACGCCTCGAATAACTCGACCTCGCGAAGATAAATTAGTCGTCATCCTCATCGAAGTCATCAAGCGGATTCTTTATGGGGTCTTTCGGATCGACTATCCAATCAGGATACGAGCTTCGATCCATCGCAAAAGCCAGAGCTGAACCTTCGTCCATTCCGGCTCTGCGACAAGCGTCATACACTTCTTTGGCGGCAATAGCCCAGAAATCCAGTTTGGTAAGGATTGGCTCTTTCGTCGTTTTGCGACGTTTAGCCACCTTCTTCACCGGCTTCTTAGCGCGCTTTGTTGCCACCTTTTGCCACCCTTCGACTAAGGGCTAATTCTAACTGAGACTCCATCTTGTCAAGGCGCGACACAATCGGAATGTTTTCAAGTTTTATGATGTAACGAAGGCCAGCGATGAGCAAGGCAATTGATCCGAGGACTGAGGCAACGAATCCAGCAATGGTATTGGCGTCCATTACTTGACTTTGCCGTAACGCTCGTAATTGGGATTGAGCCAGTTAATCACGGAAGGCAATACACTCACAAGTGCTGCATTGAGAATGTAATCGGGTTGAAGACCCACTGAGAGGTATGTCGATAGAGCCGTCGCGACGAATGTCTTCGCCCACGTTCCCGCCATCTTTTTCAATTCGTTCATTATTATCTCCTTCGAGGTTGAACCACTTGCCATCGTTATCTCCCAAGGTTGTAAAACTGATGTGAAAGTGAGACCGGTGAGGGTTAGCGCCTTTATACGGCCTACGCTTCCAATTCAATATCGGACTCATAATCTTGCCGTCGTAGATGATGTATTTAATGCGCTTGTCGCCTCGCTTGGCGCACTTACGAATCTTTTCGACTAGGGCATAAGCTTCCTCTTTATGAGCTGCTAAATCGGCATCGATGTCTAATCCTCGGACAATTCCTCGAGCGTCTGGTATGTGGTCAGAATTGCCTTTAGCAATATGCCGAGCATCAGCAATCCAGCCGTCAGAACGCCTGTCGCGATCAGGATAATCGTTATCAATTTGTTCTCTTAATTGTTGCCCTGCTTTACACAGTTTAGGCATTAACCAAGCAACTCTTCCGCTTCATCTTCAGAAAGATCAAGTATTGCAACAATTTCTGCGTCCGATAGACCTAGTTTTTTGTAGCCAGAGACTTTAGCTTCTTTAACCAATCTTAATTCTTCAGCATAGACTAATTGAGCTAATTCCATTTCCGCTCTAGATTGAACAGCAGCAATAAATTCATCGTCTGTTTGCTCAAATATCTCACCATTAATTTCATAATTCCTTGAAGGATTTGATGCAATTATTTCTGCTTTAATTTCTTCTATAGTCTTCATTATGCCGCCTCGTATGCAAATTGAAATGCAAAAATGTTTCCAGTTGTCCAAGTAAAAGGAACAGTTCCTGAGGTATTTGCCGCAGTAACGTAAGTCCCGTCAGTTTTAAGCGCTCTCATTAAAGCACCAGTAGTTGAATATATGACGCCGGTAGCACTTGTAGTTCCGCCAGTGCCGTCGAAAGTTCCTGCCATAGGAAGAAAACCAGAAGACGAAGCGGCTGTAACGGGCAAACTCCAAAACATATTTCCAGTTACTGAACTTGTCGAGCCTAATGTAACGGATAAGTAACCAATCACCAATTTATCAATCTGAACATATCTAGCGTATTGCGTTCCATTTCCTAAAGTAAAATTGGAAATACTCGGCGTAAAATTGGACCAAGTATAAGACGAACCACTAGCGGCGGCCCATTTTAATCCCGTAGAAGTTGTTGAATCTACAGTTAAAACGTGTCCATTAGTGGTTCCTACGGCTAAACGAGCTGGAGTATCATTTGCCGTTGCGGTGATTATGTCACCCTTAGCATCAACAATTGAATTCTGAATAGCATTGGCATCATCTTGAGTGACCCAAGTGAAATCCATATCGGTATTTGACGTCTTACTCAATACCTGTCCGGTTGTTCCACCTTTTAACTCGGCCATCGATGTATCGATGCCGTTCCCCAAAGTCCGGATGGCTAAAGCGCCGTCTTTAACTAGGTCGGTATCAGCTGGCGTCGTCCAGCCAAAGTTGCTTGTTGTTGGCATTAACTAATCACTCCAATCGCGTCTTCCCATTGTAGGGTATTACTTATCGTATTCCAGGCTTCTGCCGCATTGACCTGATCCCAATTCTGAGCCACCGCGCTGAACTCGGTTGGCGAAGCCGTAAAGGTCAGATTCAATCCGTTCAAGGTGCTAGTCCAAGTCCAGCCCTCGATGTAGCCGGTAAATTCGCCGCCATAGATATTCGGTGGCAGATTGACAATTTTGACCGGTTGGCCCATAAAAATACCTAAAAGCGCATCGCGGTCGGCATCGCCAATTTCTGGGTTTTGCAACGGATAAGTGATGGAATCAAAATACCCTCGAGGATAAGCTCTTAAAGCGATTTGGCGGTCGGCAACGTTTTGAGCGTCGGTTGCATCGTGAATATATGAATTTTCTTGAATGTCATACAGGCCATAAAGGTCAATTGAGTCTTGATCTAAGGCTGACTTAGAACTATTAAAATTATTGCCATAATTGATTTGATATTTATTAACGATTTTGCCAGAGCGGACAGATTGACGAATTCCTTGTGCAAAGGCTTCGCGGCCGTCCAATTCGGTATAACCATTAGCCAATAGGTAATTTTGGCGGTGGGCTGCATCGGCATATCCAATTTCACCGCTGGAATTTTCATAAACATAACCAAGAGCAGAATTGGCAATTTGAGTGACGATTGAATAATAATCGATTGGGTCAGCTGAACGTTGTTCCATTTCATATTGCCCAGGCCTGTCGATTTCACCTAATCCGACGTCGCCAGCATTATTCCAATCAATTGTTGGATCATACGAAGACCATTGCTCTGCCGGTGGGACTTCATTCCAAGAGGCCAAAAGCAAGCCGCTCAGAATTGTGTAGATTTGATCGCCGTCGTCGTCTTGAGCTAAAGAATCAGTCCATACAGCCTTGTAAAGTTTAGATAGCGCGCCAAGGGCGACTATTTGATATGACGTGACATAACCAGTGCTGCCTGCTGCTTGAACGCTAGTTGTTATATC